GCATCTGCTGTCATAACAAACTCATTTTTTGATAACATCGCTGGGACATCATCTGCTTTTTCTTTTTTACCCATCGGTACAAAGCCACCTGATTGTCTATAATCTATTTCAGGCACACCACCTTCTAACATTCTAACTTGTGGTAGTTCTGCTACACCACCTTCAGCTGCTTCCATAGTTGGTATATCTTCTTTTCTACCTCTCATTAAATTTCTGATCATTCCTGCTGGTGTTATAGATCCTCCCATTTGTAAAAGCTTCATTAAACTTTCTCGATCCATACCTCTTAATAACATAGGTAGTCCTCCTGCAAAAAGTTCAGCTCTAGGTGTACCACCTTCAGCTGCTGTAAAGAAACCCGGTTGAGCAAATTGTCTTTGTGGTAAAAATCTTAAACTAGGATCTCTAGCCCTAGCTTGAGCTACGATGTTTTGGATTGAACCAGGTGTAACATCAAAACCCTCTACAACTCCTTCATCTTCTTCTTCATTACCTCCTAAAAAAGGTAATAAAGATAAACCAAGACCTCCTCCAATCAACGCTGCTTTACCAGGGTTAGCAAGTGCAAAGTCTTTAATACTACCTGCACCTCCTTTTAAGAAACTGAATAATCCACCTTCTCGTGTAATGCCTCTTTCTCCGCTAGCAATTCGTTTTCCTAGAATACTGTCTTTTAAAAAAGATCCAAAAACATTACTACCAAACTTTGATCTACCCGCAGCGGTAAACGGATTACCTCCCCCGCCACCAAAATATATTGCAGCAGCACCTAAAGCCGCTTTGCCGATGGGGCTTTTAACTACCTTCTTGATAGGTCTAGTAATCTTTTTTACTAGGCTACCAAGGCCATATAATTGTCTAGGTTCTTGCATTCTTGATATCGTCATAGTTGTAATTAAGCTTAAAATAAGGCAGGCAAAATACCTGAATTATCACATTACTTGGTTTTTGGAAACAAATCAAGAGATGGCATGACTACTTTTACATCCCTTCTTATGTCTGTTTCTGGTATACCTTTGGCTTTCCACTCCTTATCATCCTTGTATATTTCCCCTGTTTTCAGGTTAGAAATAGTTGTTATTATCTCTTTTGGTTTTAACACCTGCATTACGTCACGACCTCTCTTGGCTGTATTTCTAATATTGAAGCTATGACGTGCAGCTCGTTCGCGTCAGAAGCTTGTACCTTTAACACCTCACTCTCCTCCATAACTAGGGGTTGAGTTAAAAGTTCTGTTGTTGTGTTAGAGGATATGGTTTTAGATTTAAACAAACTAAATATGTTAGATGATGAATCGACCAACGTAATCGTTATGTTAGCCCCGGACCCTGCATCCTCAGACACTAAGATAGATTTAACAACCGCGGTCTTTGCCGTAGGGACCGTGTACAGTGTTGTAAGATCCGTCGTTGTTAAGTCTGCTTTTTTATTTATAAAACTGTTAGCCATTATTGTAAAAAGAAATTAAATGCTTCTACCTCATCCTTTAGTTCTTGTTGAAACGTTGTATTTAATTTTTGAATTACAGCATCAAGATCTCTGACCTGTGAATCAGCCACAGATTGTCTATATTCTTTACTAGGTCTTGTTAATACCTGTACTATCTTTGCCATTACTCTCCTCCACCTGGATCGTATGGATCACTGTATGAAGTATCATCTCCTGGTGTTGATTCACCTCCAGCATATGTATCAGACTCTCCTGTGTAATCTAAAGTTTTACCTGTAACATCTGTTGTTGGCATTGCAAACTGACCAATACCTTGATTGTAATTAAAGGCAAATTCTCTTGGAGTCATTGTTCTATTTGTAACTGAGTCTCTATAACCTCTCATTTTAGCGCCTGTTGTTAGATAAGCTCTTAACTCTGCTTTAGCATCATCTAGTCTTTGTTGTTGAAAATCTGTAAGTTCATCTTCCTCTTCTAAATTATCAATATAGTTTTGATACATTTCTCCTAAATCTCTTGAACCAAAAGCACTTTCAAAATTTTTACCTGCAAGAACACCTGTCGTAATTTTATTGTCCACAACATTAACACCTCCAGGTTGATTTACATACTGATAATCAAAGGCAGGTTTACTTCTACCTAATGGTAAAAACTGTGAACCAATCGCACCAGCTAAAGCTAGAAAAGGATTAGTTACCCCAAGAAGTTTACTAGCTCCTAAACCTACATTTGCTCCAGCTTGAAATAGTAAAGGTCTAGCAAATAAGTTTTGTGCTATGCCTGTAAACCTATTATCTTGTGGCACACCAACATTTCTTGCAGCGTTTAATTCACTTGCAAGAATAGGTGTTGCAGAAAGTGTATTCTGAGCTTGATCAGTTTGTAGTATTCCCGAATAGTTTTGATTAGCTCCTCGACCAAAACCACTGCTAAAAATATTACTAGCATCAAATGTTTGATTTGTTTCACCAAATCCTCTTGTATCTGTTCCAGCTAATATTTCTTCTATTGTTGCCATTATCTTCTACCGTCCGGTTGTATATCTAATCTAAACGTGCCTAGCTTCCAGTCTTGACCAGATCCTGTGTTTGCTACCTTAAGAGCAATCGCTCTTGCCCTTGCTCGTGTATCTACTTTAGTCGTTGATGAGGTAACTGTAAAGGGTCCTAATGACGAGCTTGACGCTGTATCATTTGAATAATTACGTAAGTTTAGTGTAACCTGTGAGTTACCTGTCTGTGAAATAAAGTCTGGTATAAATCTTCTAATCTTCATGATGAACTCACCATCACCTCTAAGCTCTGCTGCAGGTCCAGTGCCTCTTGATATTTTTTGTGTAATATCAAAATCACCAGATATAATATTTGCTGTAATAGCTGTAACCGTTCCACCTTTAACTTGATCGGTCCCCGTTTCGTGTTGATAGTATGTTGATGTACCATCCGTGTTTCCTTGTACATAGGTTGCTGAACTAGAACCTTCGACACCATCCGCATCATATTCTAATGCATGGGGTTTACCAAAGACAGCTGAATCTTGCCACGCGGTTCTTGCTAATGTTCCAATCGTCCACACAGGTCTTTGTGGTGATGAATCAAAATAATTATAACAAACCATTCTGTTAACTACAGAAGATGTTGACGTTGGATAGAACCACATAATTTCACCAAACAAGTTATTGAGTCCTGCTGTAATCATCTGATTACCGGAATCTAAATTAATATCGTCGTACACATGATCTTCAACTAAACAGGGTAAAGACTCTAGTGAACCTGCATATTTAAAGAAACCATTTTCTGATAACCAATACGCTGCACCATCTACTTCAACAACCGCGTTCTTACCTGCAAGTCCACAGTTCGTACCTGCTTGCTCAAAGGCAAAGGTAAACGGTTGACCTACAAAACGCATCGTGAACAAAGCGGTGTCGGTATAAACATAGATTGCATTTCTACCTCTAATGGCTCCCATAATCCTTGATCCATCAGCCAGTCTTTGTGTACCTGCTGTATTGGTTGCTGTAGGTGCATAAGTATTAATATCCTCTTGGTCAGAGAATCTAACAAACATATCGTCCTGTGTAGTCTTTGTACCAATTGTAGTTTCTGTACCAAAGAATACTAAGTGTCGATCTGGTGTTGATACTAGCATGTGTCTTGATGCTGTAGGTGCACCTGAAATAATAGAAGCTCTTGTTGATGTAGCAGCTGTAATAGATGAGTCCCATTCGAAGACTTCACCGTTACAAATTAAACAAATGGCTTTGTCACCAAAGTTATCTAGCGACCAGAATCCTGGTTCAATAACTAAGTCACCTGATGCGGCTTCACCCCACGCTACAAAATTCGTTGAACTTGTAACTGTTGCTCCACCTGAGTGTGACGCGGCTGTAGTATTTCTTACACCTCGTGTTACTCCAGATAATGTGTTTGATGTAATACCTGTATAAGATATTTCTTCTGTTCCTATTTGTATAAAGTTTGTACCTGATGTTGGAAATTGTGATGCATCTGTTAATGTTATACTTGTTGCAGAGTCTGTAATACCTGAAGCTAATGTTGTTGAGAAAGCTCCAACTTCTTGACCACCCCAAGTTCCAAGTGACCAACCAAAACCTTGTGCCTGTACATCAGGACCTACATGATAATAATGTCTGACTCTAATACCTCCAGACTCTGATGCCCCGGACCCCGATTCATTAGACGGCATCGTAATAGTAATGGTGTTAGATGCAGGAACCGTAGTGACCATAAATCTTATGTCATCAAAATTAGCTGCTGCAAAATCTGAATCTGTGATCGTTGAAAAATTATCTAATAAAACTATGTCGCCTGCTTGTATACCGTGGTCACCAGAAAAATTTATGGTAACTTCAGCTGATCCGTTGGTAGTACTAAATGCATTAGTAAGTGTGTTTGTAGATTTAATAGGGTGGATATCATAAAACACACCACCTGAGTATGCATATAAAATTCTGTTTGTCCCTATAATAGAAAACTTCTGACCAGCACTATTGGTAAATTGATGTAATCCTCTAGCTGCACCGGTTACGTTGTCCGCACCTAACTGTTTCCAACCCCCTATTTTTTCAGGAAGTTGATATCTAAAACGAACATTATCACAGTCTACCCACTGAGCCTCTCCACCCGTAGCGGTGACCTGTTTATTTATTCCTGGTAAAAAAGATACCTTCTGTAACATAGAACTCCAGATTATATTAGATTGCGTTGATGTTCAACGTTATTTGACTATTCCTAGCATAGGTCTTTTATCATACAAATTGCTCTTTGCAAACTGT